ATCCCCGGCAATGGTGATATCCGTGGCGGTGCAGTATCCCGACTGTGACTTATCCATCAGCACATCGGCGGCAGGCTCCAGCAGCTCCACCCAGTCCACCCCGGCCACACGCAGCACTGCCTTGTAGTTATCGCGCCGGATACTGCGCGCCAGCTTCTTTTGCTCCAGCAGATAGGCAGCAAGATTATTCTTCGCCGCCGCCAGGCAGGGACCGGCTACCACGCCATCAAACAGGTGCAGCTTTGCCGCCACCCGGTATTCAGTGATCGCAGCGGACTGAACGGTCAGCCGGTCACCCAGCGGGCGGATGGTTTCGGCGCTCAGCTTGCTGGCTACAATATCCAACAGCGCCTGGCTGGCCTGCCCGTTATCCTCATGGGACAGCACGGTCACCACCACCGCAGCGGGTGACGGGCTGACCGTGGATGCATCGGCTACCCGCCCGTCAGCGCTGTGGGCGTGAAAGTTATACGCCGCTTCAGGCCCCGCCACGGATAAACCCTCGAACGCTTCCGGCGCGCGCTGGCGTAAATCCTCGTCGCTTTCCATGACCGCCGGAACCGGCGGAACGGCGGTTTCATCCGCTGGCGTGACGACCAGACGCTGCACATTAAAGTTGGCGACCAGGTTGTCCAGGTCTCCGCCGCCGGAACGGGCAATAATGACCGCCTGCACTGCTTCATTGATGCGCTGACGCAGCAGAATTTCCCGGTAGCAGTTTTCCTGAAGGATTTTAAGTTGTGGTTCGGATTCCAGTTCCAGCGCGCGGGCAACCGCGTCCTGCAATTCAGCAGGGTAAATCGATACAAGACGCGCCTTGCGCGCCGTAAGCAGCGTTTCAAAATCTGGCACATCAATAATCTGCGGCGCGGGCAGGGATGAAAGGTCAACGGCACTCATAAATTATTCCCCATCGGAACGCTTAAGCTGACAGCGGAACCGTCATCACGATAGCCGCTAAGTTCCACGACCATTTCACCGTCCATGGTGGTTTCCAGCGTGACGCTGTCTAACCGGATACGCGGCTCCCAGCGATTAAGCGCGCTGTAGGTTGCCGCCATTACCCTGAGTTTTGTCGCCGGGTTCGTTGGATCATCAATCAGCGATAAAAACAGCGAGCCATAATCCCGTCGATAAATCCGGGAACCGACGGGGGTGGTCAGAATGTCCCGCACGGACTGGCGAATATGATCGATATCCGTGATGGCTTCGCCGGTCCGCTGATTCATTCCCATGTACATCATCAGACTGGCCCGCCCGTGTTAGCGCCGCCCTTGATTACGCCGGTATGCGCGTGATCATCAACAACGACGCCATTAGATGACATTGCACCGCCGCTCTGGGTAACTTCACCCTTGATCACGGTTTGGTCCGCTTTTATGTCCAGCAACGCGGTTTTAATGGCAATACTTTCCGGCGCATCAAAAACGATACTGGCACCGGCTTTTACCAGGTAACGCCCGGTTTCCGGCTCATATTCAATCAAGCCCCCGTCCGGGAAGGCGGTCACCATGGCGTCCTCTGACGAAGATGGCGGCGGACAGGCATCGGAATAAATGCCAGGCAGAACAAACGCCGTGGTTAACTCGCCGCCCACCGCCAGTATCAGAACCTGTTCGCCCACGGACGGCTTCCACCACGTGCGGGATTTACCGGCGCGCAGGGTCAGCCAGTTAAGCCAGTTGGTTTCGAGATCGCCCGTTTTTACACGGCAAAGCCATTTGTCAGCATCCACTTCTGTGATTGTGCCGGTGCGGATCAGATTGGATATGAGGCGATAAAGTTCGTTCAATCGAGCATTCATACTGATATGTTGTATGAATGCTTTACAAAGTTAAAGGCAAGGGAGTTGTAAGAGAAATGATACAATTATAATTTAAGCACTTAAAGCTTGGGTATACTGCTTGTACATGTCTAACAATTCCTTTAAATATAAATTTTCATTATCTAGCCATGTGTGAATGAAATTAATGGCTAAGTTGCTGGGTTCCGCATTTCGAAATCCCTTTGCTTGTTTTAATATGTATATCCCGTTGGATAAACCTAGCTCAACTGTTACTCTTTCATTTTTAGGTGCAGTTATTTTGTAAATGTAACTTTCACAATTTATAACTTTATCTTTATAAGAGGCAAGGCAATGCTCCATATCTTTGCCTTCTTGAATGAGGCTATTAATAGAGCTAATAAATTCAATCCCAGGTATAACTCTAATGCTTGGTTCTTCCAATAAAATATCATTTACTAGAAATTTAGTTGTTTCTCTAAGTTTTTGAGACCATTTGTCATGCATTAACTTTACACTATTTTTACTGGTGCAAGCCATTATAATGTCTTTGGATTTTTTTATGCCAAGATTTTCACCAATCCTAATGCTATCTTTGACAAGCCTCTCAAGAGAACACATTCCAACTTTATATTCTCTTAAAAATTCTCTGCGTTCATTACAAATACTGCTAAGTAAAGCCGATCCGGAAAGAGTACGGTATCTATAAGCAAGGTATAGCTCTTGGATCGTAATGATTTCCTTGTGCTTATAGGTTTCTATTATATTTTCATCTTGTAAACAACGAGATAACCATAGAAATTCATATTTTCTCCCGTGCAACATCGATGTCTTTTTTAGAATGTTGACTATTCTTTCTTGCGGGGATGTATTTGCAAGAATTGAAAGTAAATGCCTTCTCTTTACTCGGGATAAATATTCAATCGTATGAGAGTTATCTCCATAGTAATTATTAAGTACTATGGCCCATGTTAGATTTGGGCAGTCTATAAATAATTCCTGTAAAGACCGGCTTGACTGAAGGGAATTAAAAACTTCAACTTGCGCATCATTATAATTTGCTAACGCATCCAAACTAACATTGCAATTCAATTTTAATAGTTTGAATATATGCTCAACAGCATCAGATCCCATTACATCCTTATTAAAAAGAGGGATTCCACAATCAATTTCACACTTTTGTATATTGTTTTCATGATAAATATCTGATAGGAGTTGACCATCTTTAACATAAACGGTAATTGCAACGTTTAGATAAGGTGAAAATGAAATAATCAGCTTATTTTTTAATAGGTAAACTTTCATCATCTCCCCCTTCAAGTAGGACTATTTTTCTTTCAAGTTCTAGCATTAAACCATTAAGTTTGACCTGCTGGCTTGATGAGAAGGAATGTGCAAAATTCTCTTTCGTTACTTCTAGTTCTAATAATCTGGTCTTCGCCAAAGTTACTGTAAGTTCATTGAAATTATCTACAGCCTCTTTACCTTTTTTTGCTAGTTCGCCAATCTCTAATTCTACAAAGCCCAATTTTGCTTTAGCTGTATTGCTATCAACTAGTCTCTTTAAAATCATAGAAATTGGACGATATAGTATACATAAAGCGAATATAAAAGCTGCTGGCCACGTAAAAACAACTGAAAGTATTTGAATTAAAATTTCCATAACACATTCATTCTGAGAATTTTAAGAAATATTCTAACAGAATATCTTCTAAGTCAATAATTAAAGAAGGATTTAAGCCAAGCAATTGCCGCTGTGCGTACTTTATCATTTTGTGGCTCCGATACATTCGTTCACGCAAACCATAATGGTGAACGCGGGCTATACGCAGCGCCCTGGCATCAAACCCCACTTCTGCCGTGCTGGCCGTCACGCGGGTTTTCATATATCGCACGGTGCGCAGTTTGCTGAACATCTGGCGGCGGACACGGCCTTTTTTGGCGCGGCCCGATACCCGGCGCGGCTCGTAGGCGCTCCCGTCCGGGTTTTTCTGCATCCTGATATTCTGCTGTTGTTGCTGACGGATCCTGGTTGCCACATCCCGCAACAGTTTGCGCCGCTGGGCCGGTTCAAGCTGTGCTATCAGCGCATCCAGCCAGCCCTCAATCCGGGTAAAGTTATCCATGGCGGATCCAGTAGTTATCTTCCGGGTTTTCTGGTTCTGGTACGGCTTCCACCGTCGCCACCCCGTTATCAATCGTCACAATGACGCGCTCCGTCAGTGCCAGATAAAGGGCGATATCGCAGAGACCGTTATTCAGGATATCCACCTCAAACCGGAACAGCTTTTCCCGTAGCTCGGGGTTATTCATCGCATCGGGCTGATGAATCGTGAGCCAGTTGCAGACGACGGCCATCAGCAGATTCGGATCCCCGGCGTAATCGGTTACCACCACATTCAGTGTGTAGCGATATTCCCAGCCAGGGGCCGGAACCCCGGTACTGACCACCGTTCCTTCATCCACAAACAGATGCAGGGCATCGGGGTTTTTCTTCAGAACGTCCAGTCCGTCACTGATGGACCGGCGCAGGGAATCGGGCTTTTTCACTGAGTTTCTCCTGACAGTCCACGATCACATCCACCTTTGCGGCACACAGCCCCCAGGCGGTTTCCGCTGTTTCTTTGGCTTCCAGCAGTTTACCGTTGGTTGTCGGGTTGCTTGCCGGGAGCTGGCAGCGGGTCACCGCCGGACAGGAAAGCGTGATAACCTGCGCCGCCGGTAAGGGCGGGGCGGTTTTGCAGGCGGATAACATCAGCAGGCAAAGGAGCATCAGCCCAGCGCGTATTTTCTTCACTTCCACGGATCACCCCCTTAATCATTGCCTGACGTTCTGCGGCCGCCGTGTGAATGGCTTCCGTGTTGCGCTGTAGACTGGCCTGAAAGGCGTCATTCATCCGGGCCACCATATCCACGGCCAGGAGCTGGCCATTTTTGTCGCTCAGCTTTTCAGACAGGGCCGCAATGTCCCGGTCACGGCTGCCGATAGCCTGATGCGCCTCATTCAGCCGCCAGCCCATAAAGGCCAGCAGGCCAGCCAGCACCGCCAGAACCACCACTACGCCACGGTGCATGGTGCATCCGCCATCAGCTGACGATAAACCGATGCCGTGAACCGGAATGCCACAGCGCAGAACAGATAAACAATTGCCACAACCAGCCAGCCCGCATTAATCAGGCAGACCACAATTGCGGCAAACATTGCCCAGGACCACCACCGGCGCAGCGGGGAAATATCTGGGTTAAAAATGGCGCGCACCGCCTTCAGCGCCTGTGATTCCGCATCTGGCACTTTGCCCTTTTCAAACACGTACCAGATAACATGGCCCGCCATGCCGGTTGCCATTGCTGCAAGGCACAGCGCGCAGCCCAGCCAGGCCCACGCCACCACAAAATTCACCGCCACGCTTTCCGGTTTCATCAGGCCCGCGACCAGCATCAGCGTCAGCACCACATCCAGCACAAAAGAAATCACTTTACGTTTCATGGATTCACCCCTTTTAAGCACCACGCCTTTTCCCGCGCGCGGCGGTTTTCAAGCCCGTTGTTTTTCACTCCGTTAACGTAGACCCAGCGCGACAGCTGATCACACGCCTGCCACCACTGGTGCCGTTTGATAAACGACACCATCGTGGAGCGGCACACCGCGCCGGTGCCGACGTTAAACGCCAGGCTGACCATTGCGTCATACACCTGCGGCGGCATCTCCACCGGCGTGCAGACGGCCAGCGCCTTTTCCACCCGTAACACGTCACTGACGAGATTCCCGGCCACCTGGTGCTCGTTAAGGATTTTCCCGGGCACGACGCCTTCGGTATGCCCGATCCCGTTAGTCCAGACACCGGCGGCGCAGCGGTACGGCGTGAGGCGGCAGCCCTCATAATCGGCAATCAGCGCCAGCCCCTGCGGCGAGGTTTTCAGCAACTGGAACTGCGGCAGCGTGGCGGCAATCGCCAGCACCACACCAATCACACAGCGTTTAACGATTTGCGCGTTCATACACCTCCCGACTGATCGCCCCGGCGGCCAGTAACTGATAGGTTTTGCGCCGGTAATACCAGGACAGCGCGAACGCCGCCACACCCAGCACCATGGCAAGCACCGTTCCCAGATCCTGAAGCGAGAAATCACCCAGCCAGGCCAGAAACAGTGCGATGAAATAGGTCAGCGCCGACATCATTCGCTCAATACTCATCATCACTCCCAGAGTTGAATGGTCCGGGCGACAGCCGCTGGCACCTGTTCGGGCAGTTCAATTTCCAGCCCGTGCGGCAGGATCGGCCCCCGCTCCGCGAGTCCGGGGTTGGCATTCAGGACGGCTTCCGTCATGCCCTGCGAGCGCCGGTAATAACGCCAGCAAATGGCGTCAACCGTGTCATTCTGTTGCGCCCGGACTTTCATCAGATAAGCTCCACCGTCATATGCGGTAAGTCCTGAACACGGGAAATGGCCCAGCGGGCATCCCGCATCAGTTCGTCCGCCGTTTGTGCATACTCATCCGCCTTTTTTTTGCCTTCACCGGTGGCGTCAAAGTCCCGGTAACGTTCAACCAGATTGGCTTTCGCCCAGCAGAACACCGCACGGCGGTACAGCATCACCCGCTGGCTTTCACCGTCGATACTCTCCGCCGGTACGCTGTTTAAATCCGCGCATCCCCTGGCCTGTTGTTTCTCGCGAAACTCGTAGAGGTCGGCATTCACTTCGGCCATGGCGGTCAGCAGTGCCTGGCGCAGCCGTTCCGGGGTGACCGTGCCGTCAGTGCGCATGTCCTGACGGAATTTCGACAGGCTGATCTCAGGCCAGAAAGGCGTGTTGGTGATGGTGTCCTGCGCGCCGTCCTTCACCGGCTCCGGTGAAACGAATTTCATATTCATTCCGTTACTCCCAAAAGTTGGGCGGTGGACGGGGTTTTGATGCGGCTTACAGCCTGTCGCCACCCCGTGCCGCCCCGCGCGTTGGCACGATTCGTCAGCCGCTTGCGGCCTTTCGCAACCGGGATTCCAGTTGCTTGATGTCGGTTTTCACACCGCTGTTGTTGTCCAGTTGCAGGGCGCGTTTAAGATGGTTCAACGCGGCGACGGCCTGATCGTTATCCCGCAGGGCATAGCCCAGCGCCTTGTGAAGACGGGCGCGGGACTGGTCCGGCATATCGTGGGATTCGACCAGCGCCAGCGCCTGCGTCAGCAGCGCGGCGTTGAAGGTGCCGCAATCAGCAAAGGCGCGCATCGCGGCATCGGCAAACTCTTCAGCAACAGCCGTTGCCGTGGTGCGGTTGAAACGCTGCGGCATCACCCAGCCATGCTTCAGGGCATGGCGGGCGATATCCAGCGCGCCGGTGTAGTCACCGGCATCAATGCGCCAGATCATCAGGTACATCGCCACGTCGTCCTGGGGGGCGGAATCCGCTTCCAGCAACCCGGCAATCCACCCGGCATAGAGCGGCAGAAATTCCCGTTTCAGCTCGCACTTACGCTCGGTTGACTGGATCCCCTTCAGGCGGCGGCGGTGTTCGGTGAGCTGCAACAGCATCATGTTGTAACCGCTCGCCCCGCTGTGGCTGCCGCCCTCGCGGGCGGCCTCCTTAGCCTGGATATACTGCGTGTGGGCGCGGAAAGGGTTCATGGTCACGCCCCGGTGCCGCCTGCGGCGTTCTGACCGTCGATCACGCCCTGAACCGCAGCCGCGACCAGCGCCTGGATGTTGTCGGCAGTCAGCGCACCGGAAGAACCATTCCCCTGAGCGGCCAGCATCTCGATGTTTTCAATCAGGCAAACGCCGTCGTAATCCTCGACCACATAGGCTTCATTGACGGACTCAAAATTCTCCACGCGGTCACGCTTCGGATTGTCGATAACCGAGCGGCGGCGGGTGCCGTCCTGCCAGTAGATGGACAGGTTATCCAGGCGGGTGATCAGCATGGCGTTCGCAGGGAAGAACGGAACGCGCACGGCGGGCAGGTTGCCGATGCGTTTCTGACTGATGATGAGGTCCGCCGCCAGCGTTTCCGAGTTGGGCTGGTCGCGGTTCACAATCGGGAAATACTTGTCAGCCAGCAGCGAGCGGCCACAGACCACCACCAGTTCGGTGTCTTCCTGATACCACGGCGCAATTTTTTCACTCACTGCGCCCAGCACCAGTGCGTCCAGGTTGGCGAAGTCGCCACCGGTTCCGATGCGGATTTTCGGGGAAATCACCTGACCTTCGCTGACGATTTTATCCAGTACCTGCACCGGCGCTTCCTGGCGGATTTTCTCCAGCCAGCCGATGTTGACGTCCTGCAACAGCGGGTAGGTTTCCCGGTTGGAGGTCTTTTCACGCTTCATGCCGTTAAAGCCGATCATGATGCGGTCCAGTGCCTGGCGAAGAACAATCGCATCGCGGATGCGGGTCTGGAAGTCCTGGAATTTGGCCCACAGGTCCAGCTTTGAATACGGCAGTGCCGTGTCGTAGTTGGTCTGGGTACATTTGTACCCTTCGCCGTCGATATAGGTCGGATCGGTGGGTTCGCGCTCTTTCTGGGTGGTGTCGGTGGTTCCGGCAATGGAGGCACCGATACCCAGCCCCAGACGCTCGCCGGACTGCTCATCCACCGGGATGATGTTGATTTTTTGCAGGAAGCCGGATGACTCCTGAATTTTGGTTTCCAGCGTCTGCGCGACGGATGGCTCAGCGGTGTACTTCGATGCAATATCCGACACGGCGACGCCGTTCAGCGTCGCGAGCTGAGTCAGATACGCATTGAATTTAAAGCGGGTGGTTTTTTTCATTGTGCTGTAACTCCGTCAGCAGTTGGTGAGTTGTTCAGCGCTGCCGTTCCCGCCGGTGCCTGTCGGGCGGCGGTCGCTGCGGCTGTCTTCAGCGGAAAGTCTTTCGCGCAGGCTGACCTGCTCCGCACGACCGGATTCAATGGCCTGTTGCATTTCATCCAGGCGGGCGGAAAACCCGGTCTGCGCGGTGCCGATCCCGTCCACGGTGGCGGACAGGGTCTGGTGCTCCTGCGCCACCGCTTCCACTGCCTGATGCACGTCGGCAAACTTCGCCTTATCGTCAGCGGATTTACGGGTCAGCAGCTCTTTAACGCGGGTGAAGAGATTCGGCTTTTCTTCCGGCTCGTCTTCAAATTCGATGAGGGTTTCTTCAGCAGCCGTAAACAGGTTACCGGCGGCCAGTTTGCGACTGGCGAGCGGGCTGTTTGTCGCGCCTGCGCTGAAGTGCAACATTTCAGTGCCGAGGCTTGCCGGATCGTCAGTGACCGCCAGGCCAACCAGATAGGCTTCGCCGCTCTCCGCAAAGCTGACGTTCACTTCCATGGACGTGAACAGCTTCTGCATTTTGCTGGTCATCGCGACCAGATCGTCCGTCGGGGAAATCCAGGCATACAGCGCCATTTTTCCCGCCAGTTTGCCGTCGGTAATTTCTTCAGCTTCCAGGCGGTCAACCTTCCCGAAGCGGCGGAACGGACTGTCCGGCGTGAACCCCTTGATGTGCTCGACATTAATCAGGGCGGTGTAAACCTGCGGATCGTAATTCGCGGCCATCTGGGTCAGCCAGTCGCGCTCGATATTGCGCCCGTCCGTGGTGGCACCTTCCACCCCGACACGAAAACGCTTTGCTTTTTTTGCCATGTTTCCGGCTCCGGTTAGTTCATAACGACGTGTGAGCCTTTATGGTTGCGGGGTGCGGACGGCGAAACAACGCGGCGGCATTGTGCCGGAAATGGCACAACAGCCAGAAGCGGAGAAGACGCGCGCGGGGCCGTAGTCTGGCGGCATGAATACGACGCCCATCAGTTCAGACCTCGACCCGCGAAAACAGGCCATGTTCCTGTATTTCAGTGGGATCCGTATCGCCCGCATTGCTGAAATGCTGGGAGAGAAACCCGCGACCGTTCACAGCTGGAAAAAGCGTGACAAGTGGGCTGACATTGGCCCACTGGATCAGATGCAGCTCACCACGGCGGCGCGCTACTGCCAGCTCGTCATGAAGGAGCAGAAGGAAGGGAAGGATTACAAGGAAATTGATTTATTGTCCCGCCAGGCGGTGCAGCAGGCGCGCATCGGGAAATTTAACAACGGCGGCAATGAAGCCGACCTGAACCCGAAGGTTGCCAACCGCAACAAAGGACCGCGCAAGCCGCCGGAAAAGAATGTGTTTTCCGACGAGCAGATCGAGAAGCTGGAAGAGATTTTCCACGGCTCCGCGTTCGACTACCAGCGGCAGTGGTGGGAAGCGGGCAAAATTCACCGCATCCGCAACCTGCTCAAATCCCGCCAGATTGGCGCAACGTTCTATTTTGCCCGCGAGGCGCTGATTGATGCGCTTATCACCGGGCGCAACCAGATTTTTCTTTCAGCCAGTAAGGCACAGGCCCACGTTTTCAAACAGTACATCATTGAGTTTGCCCGCGAGGTGGACGTTGAACTGAAGGGCGACCCGATGACGCTCAGCAACGGGGCCACGCTGTATTTTCTGGGGACCAATGCCCGCACCGCCCAGAGTTATCACGGCAACCTGTACCTGGATGAATATTTCTGGATCCCGAAATTCCAGGAGCTGCGTAAGGTCGCCTCCGGGATGGCGCTACATAAAAAATGGCGACAGACCTATTTTTCAACCCCGTCCAGCCTGACCCACAGCGCTTACCCGTTCTGGTCCGGTGCGCTGTTCAACAAGGGCCGCGCCAAAGCGGACCGGGTGGAGATCGACCTTTCTCAGGCCCACCTGTCACCCGGCGCGCTCTGCCCGGACGGCCAGTTCCGCCAAATTGTGACCATTGAAGACGCGGTGCGCGGCGGCTGTAACCTGTTCGACCTCGACCAGCTCAGCCTGGAATACAGCCCGGACGAATTCCAGAACCTGCTGATGTGCCAGTTTGTGGACGACCTGGCGTCAGTGTTCCCGCTGGCGCTGATGCAGGCCTGCATGGTGGACAGCTGGGAAGTGTGGGACGACTTCGAACCGCTGATGGTCCGCCCGTTTGGCTGGCGTCCGGTCTGGATTGGTTACGACCCGGCAAAGGGAACCCAGAACGGTGACAGCGCCGGGTGCGTGGTTATTGCGCCACCGGATGTGCCGGGCGGTAAGTTCCGCATCCTTGAACGCCACCAGTGGCGCGGCATGGACTTCCGCGCCCAGGCGAAGGCCATCGAAGAGCTGACGAAAAAATACAACGTGACTTATATCGGCATCGACTCCACCGGCGTGGGCGATGGCGTTTACAAGTCCGTTAAGCAGTTTTTCCCGGCGGCCCGCGAGTTCGTTTACAACCCGAACGTGAAAAACGCCCTGGTCCTGAAGGCATACGACATCATCAGCCATCGTCGCCTGGAATATGACGCGGGCCTGACCGATATCGCGCAGTCCTTCATGGCCATCCGCCGCGCCACCACGGCCAGCGGCAATCGTCCGACCTATGAAGCCAGCCGAAGCGAGGAAGCCAGCCACGCCGATTTGGCTTGGGCGACCATGCACGCCCTGTTCAATGAACCGCTGGAAGGCACCACCGTTAACAACAGCAATATCGTGGAGATTTTTTAATGGGTAATCACAAAAGCCGCAAAGCGCCGGGCAGCCAGCAGGTAAAAATGACGGAACAATCCGGCGGCGCACATGCGGAGGCATTTTCATTCGGTGAGCCGGTTCCCGTTCTGGACCGCCGGGAACTGATGGATTATCTGGAGTGCGTCCAGGTGGATCGGTGGTATGAACCGCCCATTAGCCTGGACGGTCTGGCGCGCACATTCCGGGCAGCACCTCACCACAGCAGCGCTATTTACGTAAAGCGCAACATCCTGACGAGTACGTTTATCCCGCATCGCTGGCTGTCAAAGCAGGCGTTTTCCCGGTTCGCCCTGGACTTCCTGACTTTTGGTAACAGCTACCTTGAGCAGCGCGTAAACCGGCTGGGTCAGACGTTGAGCCTTGAGCCATCGCTGGCGAAATTTACCCGGCGCGGCACGGACCTTGATACCTACTGGTTTGTGCAGTACGGGTACAACAAGGATCCGTACCAGTTTGACGCGGGCCGCGTGTTTCACCTGATGGAGCCGGATTTGAACCAGGAAATTTACGGCCTGCCGGAATACCTGTCCGCCATCCCGTCAACCCTGCTTAACGAGTCGGCCACACTGTTTCGCCGTAAGTATTACCTGAACGGCTCACACGCGGGATTCATCATGTACATGAGCGACCCGGCAGCCAACCAGCAGGACGTAGATAATATCCGCGAGGCGCTGAAAAAATCGAAAGGGCCGGGCAACTTCCGCAACCTGTTTATGTACAGCCCGAACGGGAAAAAGGACGGTATCCAGATAATTCCGCTGTCGGAAGTGGCGGCAAAGGATGAGTTTATGAACATCAAAAACGTGTCACGAGATGACATGCTGGCCGCGCACCGGGTGCCGCCTCAGTTGATGGGTATTATCCCGACAAACACAGGCGGTTTTGGTGATGTAGAAAAGGCAGCCAAAGTTTTTGTTCGTAATGAGCTTATACCTTTACAAAAACGCATGAGCGAACTGAATGATTGGTTAAGCGAAAGTGTTATTATGTTTGAACAATATTGCCTGGGTTAAAAAAAAGGCCGACTTAAAATCGGCCAAATTAATCATTCTTCAGGGCTATCGCTTGGATTTTTTATATTACTATCTTTTGCTTCATTATCTTTTTTTCTGGAAAGACCAGCCTTTGCTAGGACAGTATCGATTTGTTCTCCTCCATTCTCAATCATTTTTTTAAAACTATCAGAGGATAATATCTCCATCAATGGAGATGAAAAAGATTTATCACCCACAAATCTTAAAGGTGGTTCTTCGAGTCGTGTTAATGCATTGCCAAATAAACGCTGCGCAAAATCTGAGTCCAGTTGAACAGCCTCTCTACGATAACCTTCATATGCTTTAGAAACAGAAGCTTTAAATTCATAGTCTTCGGCTAGCCGAAATCTCTGTCCTATTTGCTTTGTAGCAAGCCATGCAAACCATAATGGAGCACCAATGCTTAGTCCCGAGAGAATAAATTGTATAAATAATTTTATTCCTGATGAGTTGGGATTTGCTAAATAGTTCTCTAATGCATGTAAGCGCATATAGCCGACGACAGCACCAGCTAACAAAGCAAAAACTAGTCCTGCTACCCACCACCTAATACTTTGGTTAAGTTTCTTTGCCTTATCTTCAAACGCACCCGCCAAACCCTTTGAGGTAGTAGTCCTGAATGCTTCCTCACATTTATCTATATATGTTTGGGCTTTATCCTGAAGATCTTTGAGGTAAAGTGCGGCTTCAGTTTTTACTTCACTGTTTAAATGAATTATTGAGGTTTTTATTTTATTAATCTCATCGCTATCCGCGAGGCTCTTAGTAAGCTTTTTTTCAATCTCTTCAGATGAAACTAGTGATTTTTGGTTTAAAAGTTCAAGACTATCGTTAGTCTCCCTGAGTTTTTTCACAGTCGTTGGCAAGCCTTCAGCTGCATCATAAGCATCATTAATTGCGTTGATTTTATTTTCTAAATCCCCTGTTTTATCTTCAATAGAATCAAGGTTTGAATGATAAAGATCTAATCTATGAATTATATTTTTTGGAAGTAAATTTTTATCTTTCAATGTGGCGAATGAAAATAACTCATTAATTTCTGAATATATATAAAGAAGAGAGGTAAGAAAGGAATTTATCGCAGGACCACTGACTTCAGCAGAAGTGTGAGGTAGATAAGGAAAGTTAGAAGATGCTAGATCAAGGCGATACATAATACTATCAATAGTGGTGATATCATCCTCAGATGGCTCAAATTTTGTCATTTTTGAGATTTTTTCAGATAACATTTTTGGCAGGGACTGTAAATCTGTACTGTGTAAAAAAGGGTGTGTATAAGGATTTAAATCATTAAGATTTTCGTACGGAAAACTTAACGCATTAATAGAAGTATGTAAACTGTCTAATTTTTCCTTAAGCTCAAGTAATTTCTGATCCATTTTCAAACCTTAAATAATTTATGTATATTAAAAAACAGCGCAGAGACCAATTTATCACATTTTATAATCAAAACTGTGACTAAGATAAAGAGCGCGCGCTCGTAGCCCCGCCACGCCTGCCCGCTTTGTGCATGGGTTTTCATGCAGGTGCATGAGCATAGAGAAAGCCCGCCAGAGAAGGCGGGCGAGGGGAGTAAAGATCCTTTTTGGATCCTTCATTTTCATGCAGCATAGACATGCACGACATGGAACGGGATCGCTTTGGCTAATTTTTCATCAGACACACCTGCCAACTTAGTCGGCTTTATAAAAAATTTCATGTTCAGCCTTCTGATTTTCATCATTCGCCAGGTCAGCGATTAGGCTTAGAGCCAACTTCAAATCTGATGGTTTGCAGTTAGCTATCAATGAAACTTCCGCAATAAATTGTACGCAGGCCCATTTATGCTGGGTACGGCTGACTTCATCAACAACCATGAATCCCTCCCGATATAATAACTGTATAAACATACAGTATCACGTAAATGGAAAAATTTAAAAGTGCTTCCGACCAAAAATGATAATTGTTGTGAATATATTTTATGATGCTAACTCTTTGAAATTATGACGAAGGGTTAACTCATGTTTCCCTGTTGGGTCTGTATCTATAGCTGGCGCCTAAGCGACCAAGCCATGTATTGATAGTGGTCATGTTGGACTTTGAGCAAGCTACCCGTGTCCTATAGAGCGCACCGTCACTGCGGGCGACATAGAAAACACCGTCCAACGCAATACGCTGACCGGCCAGCAACAGGCCAACTTCTGTTTCTCCTATATCCCAGCCGATGGAGCTGGCAAATTCGCGGATTTTTTCAGCCCGTTCGCCAGGCTGGCGCAATACCGGCTGCCGTTTGCGCCGCTCGCGTTTGCGCTGCTGTTCCGCTTTGAACTCAGCGGATAGCCGGGCCGCCACAACCTTTCTTTCCTTCCGCGTCAGGGATCCGTAATCAATAGCGCAGCTGGCACCGTCAGCTATGACGGTGCTTTCCGGCATTGTGTTTTTTTCAACCGTTCGCGGCTCCCGCGTACAGTTATTGACAGAACTCCGAGGGGCGGCGGCGCCGCCTGAAAAGTCAAAATCAAAACCGGAAGCGTCATCCTGCTTACGCTTCGGCACGATTTTGTACTGCGTGGTGCGGGTATAAATTGCGGAATCCGACAGTGCAAACGGGCTGTAAACGCCGGATATTTTGGATACGTCATCACCGTAAATATTGCCGTTTTCGGTGACTTCATAACTCAGGCGTACACGTAGCTCATCGCGGGCGACAAGCGGGCCGCCCTGCGCCATGACATATCCCGCCCAGGTGCTGGCATCAGCGGGCGCTCTTACTCGCTCAATCTCAGGATGAAGAACCAGCTCACGCTCACCGAGTCGGCGCAGCTCGCGCCAGACCGTAACCGGCGCGCCGCCAATCTGTTGAAACTGACGGATAGCCCAGCGCGAAGCCCATGCACTGACGCGGCGGGCCATTTCTTTCAGCGGTTTTCCGGTTTCATCGTCGGTATCGTCGTCCAGTTGATAACCGTCGATATTTTTGGAAATGTATTTTGCGATATAACCGGTAGCGCTGCCTTTTTCTTTATCGATGAGTTTCATTTCAAACCGGTTTTCAAGTGCGCCCGGTTCGTTTCCATCTTCTTTAAGAGCCTGCTCCTGAAAAATATCGGTAGCAAGGTCGATGTTTTTCGGTGCCATGAAAAGCAACAGATGCCAGTGCGGGGTTTCATCATGGTGTGGCTCAGCAACCCGGAATCCGAAAACCCTGATCCCGTTGCGTAACCATGCCGCACGGGTGCGCGCCCACACCTTACAAAGATATTGCTGAGTTTCACGGGGGGAAGCGCCGTTATATTTACCGTTACGCTTACCGTTATGCTGCATCGCGTGATATTTGGAAGGTGCGGTGAGTGTGAAAAAGGCACCGGCCAGCCCCATCTCATTGGCGATATCTTCAAAGCCACGCATCCGGGCCATTAATTCACGACGACGGTTAGCCGGGTTTGCGGTACTGGCCGCCACCTTATCGATCAGAGAAAAACGCTCGCCGGTGTCCTGGTCTTCAAGCTCCATTGCTTTCAGATATTCACGGTTGGCTTTTTTCTGCGCCGTCCACTCCTGAAGGCAGGGATCGCTACAGTAAGAGGCGGCCTTTTTGTGAACATATCCCGCAGCAATCATCAGGTGTTCGCGCCAGCGGGCATGCATACGGCGCAGGCGGTTAAGCCACCATTGCGGCGACTGTAGGCGCGCGACGCATTTTAGCGCGTCTTCGCCTTCCAGTTCTTCGTTGCAGTAGGCCCTCCAGCCCGGCACGGCGGTATTCAGGTGTGATGCCAGAAACCCCATCCGGCCATAGGCGGACAGCGTTGAAAAATGGGGATCGGTGGTGCGCTCATACTGAAAATCGAACTCGCGCATAAACTCGCTTTGCAGAATGTCAGCAAGACTATGCGCCAGGCGTTTCAGCTCTTTTTTACCTGCCCACAACAGGCGGAAAAATTCATTACGCAGCGGCATCAGGGCCGCCGGTAAGGTGGCGTTCGGCAGGTAACGGTCATTCACTTGGTCAATACGGGAAAGAACATGGCGCTCAAAGGTGTTTAACAGCCAGTTATCGGCGGCCTTTTTCCCTCTGGCATCCATCTGTTCCAGCTTGCGCGCGTAGAAGCTGCGGACGTAATGAGGCAATGAAGCCAGACGGCGGCGAGCTGCCTTGCTGCGGTCTGGTTTTTCATCGGTTTCCGCCAGTTCCATAGCGGATAAAAACTTACGCTTACCGTCAGGCGTCAGATAACATATTCCGCGCTCGCTGTCGTCAGCCTGATAGGCTCCGACAGCGGCGCGGGGCGCGTTCCATGCGTAAGGGAAAACTGTGTCAGTCATTTACAGACGCCGTAAAACTACGGTGCTATCACAACTGGAAGCCAGATCAATCCCGAACCATGCCTTTTGGGCCGGGTAACGGGAAACGGCGATAACTTCCGGGGCGGTTTTGCCATCACCGGCAGCAACACCCAGACTGCGGCGCGCCGTGATGCGGTGGCATACAAAATTGCGATAGAGGGATCGGGTTAATGATGTGTCGCTGTTGGATACAACGACCGGGTAACCTTCTGATGAACGGCGCTCAAGAATGGAGGCCAGACGGTACTGGTCATCCTCATTAAAACCATTTGTGTGATACCCGGTAAACACACCGTCATAAGGCGGATCGCAGTAAATCACGTCGCCCGGTTGCAACATGTTCAGGGTTTCGTCGAAGCTGGCGCAGATAAACGTGGCACGCTTTGCTTTTTCAGCAAAGGCGCGTATTTCCGCTTCCGGGAAGTAAGGCTTTTTATAATTTCCGAACGGGACATTAAAGCCACCGCTCTGGTTATAACGACAAAGTCCACGGTAGGAATGGCGGTTGAGGTAGAGGAAATAAACAGCGCGGTGAAAAGTATTAATTTCCCGGTCATGATTAAAAGCCTCACGCACCCGGTAATAATTTTCAGCCAGTACAAAACTTTCAAATACTGCCCTTGCGCGCAGGATAAAGTTTTCACAATCCTTTGCGATGGTGCGGTACAGATTAATTAAATCGGGGTTGATATCCGCGACAAGATAATGAGGATAGTCTGTTGCCATCATCACAGCGCAGGAACCCGCGAACGGTTCAACCAGTCGCGGGCCTTTGGGAAGATGCGCTAACAGTTCCGGCATAAGGTCAGTTTTATTACCCGCCCATTTCAGAATGGTGGTCATTTGGCACCCCCGGTAAGCACATAAACCAGTGCTTCATATGGGGTTAGCGGTCGAATGGATAACATCACCCAATGACCTGGTATCCAGTTACCCGGCATAGGAAGAATGTCATTCACAGGAAGAATATGAGTAATAACCGCTGCCCACTCTCTACCGGTGTACTCACCGTCGTGGTTCCATTCACATAAAGAAAGAACATCGCCGACTTTATAGCCCCGGTCATCCCTTCGCAGTTCAGCACGCTTTTCACCCGAAACTACGGCAGTGAAATAAGCAGGAGCGATTTTTAATTGGTGAATACGCAATTTCATACAGCACCACCTACATAATGTTTGCCTTTCAGCTCTGTAATTTCCTGACAGGTGACGCACAGCTCCACGCCCGGTACGGCGATGCGCCGCGCTTCCGGGATGGACTCGCCGCACGATTCACACAGGAAACGGGAAGCCGCAGCGCTGCGGCTGCGGGCATTGAGAATCAGGCGTTCGCGTTCTTCGTGCTCACGTTGCTGGGCCAGATCGATAGAGTCAGCCATCAGTGCGCCTCCACAGGTTTTACGCGGCGACGGACTTCACTGTCGGCTAAATACAGATCGCCAATATCATCAGCGCCGGTGAGGCCCACGAATTCATCAACGATAAAAACGCATACCCCTTTCGCCAGACGTTCGATAAATTTGCCGTGATAAACGCTACGGGAACCGCGCGGCGTCACGGTGACACGCTGTCCTGGTGTGAGTTGGGCGCATACCATCAGTGGATCTCCTGGGCTTCGTTCTGGATTTTCACGGCCTCATCGCGCAACAGCTCTGCGGCTTCTGCGTAAGTGAGCTGGCGGGAGGTGATACGAGCGGCCAGGGTGTCCAGACGCGCGGCCATAACCTCAGCGCGGCCACGGCGTTCTTCTTTGCGCGCTTCAGTGAGCAAATAATTAAGGCCCGCATCATCAGGCCCGGTTTTGGTTTTACGTATTTCGGTATTTCGCATTTTCATTTCTCCAGAATTTGGGCAAAAGAATGCCCGACGGGTTTACGCCATGAATTAACTTGAACGATTAGTTGTAGCCGTAGACGCGGTGCGGTTTCTGATTCAACTGGTTAATCATTTCCGCTTTTAGTGCTTCCATAAATTCCTGGCAGCACTCCCAGCTCGGGTCAACTTTGAAAATCTCACCTGAACGAGTTTTAATTTCGAAGCCGTTATCCATATTAGGGATAACAACACCGAGAATTAAATTAAGGTCATTTTTAGAAAGAGCCATAAGCCACCCTTCTAGTTAATGAACGAGCAATACGAATAATTAAATATGCTGACGGTTTCCGCTTGGTTTTCAGCCCGTTTAATAATTCGGACTGGTCGCGGCTTGGATGCCAGCGCTTACCGTCTTTTCCCATAATCCAGCCATTGCCGTAGTGCATGGAAGGACTGCGACGAACCAACAATGAAGCAAATGAAGGTGCGTTATCCATGACCGGCAACTCAGATCAAACCAAACGATGCGCCAATACCGGTCATGGTATCGACCGCACTGGACATCGCTGGGCTGGATTTAAGACGCGCATCTACAGCCAGCGCGCTTAATGCAAGAAAACGCATTCCGGCGTTCGCACTTTCCACAATCGAACGGCGGGACAGGTGGGTAATACGGCCAGTGGTTGCCGCGTTCGCAGCGACCTGACCAACCTGCGCGGTGGCTTGCATCACGTAGATCGACAATTTCTCCCTAGCTAACTCATTTACCGGCACACAAGGCAGGCAATGAATTTGAGCAAGGAAGCCGTCAACCAGTGATGCGTCTTCAGTCAAATCAGTCAGCAGCCAAATTTCTGGAGCTGTTAATTGATGGGGTTGCGCAGGATTGAGTTTGTTTCGCAGAGTTTGCACATTCATTCTTGCTTGCTTTGCCAGATTAACTAAGTTGTGTTTTTTAGCGAAGCAACGACATGCTTCGTCAAAGTGGCTATGTTTTGAAACCCGAAAATCAAACATGTCATGCTCCTGGTTAACTTGCATAATCAAGTTATGGTTTGATGTATCGACATTTCAGCGCGTGTTGCCGGTTACGTTCGCGCCATGCAGCCACGTTAATAAGGGCATTACCGTGCTTTTCCATAACATCAGTGCGTTCTTTACCTGTTTTGCGGCAAGTTACTTTTCGGGTAACCGTTGAGGTAGGGGTAGGGGCCAATAACACGACGCCTTCACGTATCCATTTTTCAAGGACAGACGAACTGATTTTGTTGGCATTGCAGAAGTCTTCTTTAGACATTGTGGGTGATGCATTGAGAAGAACAGCTTTCTGAACAGCCTCATCAACAGCATGGCTAAGTGCTGGCATAAGGGCTAAGGCGATAGATGCAAGAAATTCTTGTGACTGTAGCAATGCAGTTGAATCTTGAGAGTTTGCATTTTCATAATTCATAACGCAGTATCTCCGTAATAGTGGTTGTGTTCTATGGTGTTACATGTGGTGTGTAATCACTCTAGATCGCAAAATGTTTGTTGTAAACAAAATTTTGGTGATCCGTGTCCAGAAAAGAGATAAATGCCAGCGCTGCGCTTGAGCGTCTTATGGCAACTTATGGATTCAAACAGCAAAAAGAGTTGGCTGAACACCTTGGTATTCATGGCAATAACGTTAGTAGTTGGCTTGCCCGCAATTCGATCCCTAGCAGCGTGTTATTGGAATGTGCGCTTGAGACAGGCGTCGACGTTCATTGGCTTGCCTATGGTGAATTTGCAAATGCAAGTTTTAAGGCAGGAATGGATGTTCCGAAGGGGAAAGCACTTTATGATGAAGTAATGTCTAATGGTGGCAAAGCAGTGCTTAGGCGCATTATGGATGCTTATGGCTTTAACACCCAAAAGCAGTTATGTGATTTACTCGACATATCTTCCGGCACGGTGAGCACCTGGGTCAGACGTGAATACTTTCCCGGTGATGTCGTAGTGACATGTGCCCTTGACACAGGGGTATCTTTACGCTGGTTATCAACTGGTGAAGGTAAGCCCTATCAGGAAGAAGTAAACACTTCGGAAAACCGATATCCTGGATTGGTCGAAATTCAACGCTATTTATTGAACAATGGTACTTTGACCAAGAAAGGGACTACATTTTTCGATCATCAGGCTTTTCCTGACCTCACACAAAATGATTCGTTGGTAACTGATGGTAAACAGCATTGGTATATTGACCTGACAGTATCGACTATAGGCAATGGAAGTCATCTTCTTGATATAGATGGTTATATTGATATCTATGAAGTGTCTCGACTACCTGCAAATAAAATCAGTGTTAAAAGAGACGGTGTTACTTTTGAATGTGTTAGTGATTCTGTACGTTGTGCCGGAGCTGTCAGAAAAACAATTCGTACAAACTGAAAAAGGATTAAATCAATGAGTATTCATAGTGCATACAATTATAAAAGAAATAGAAATAAATTAGTTGCTAATCTCATCAATATCATTGAAGGGATAACTAGTGATGGTCAAATAAATAAACAGGAAATTGTTTTTTTGGATACTTGGCTTCTTGAATCACAAGAGCTATCCGAAAACTATTATGTAAAATGTATTCGAAATAAAATCAATTCAGCATTAGCAAAAGGTGTAATTGGTGAAGAAGAACTACAAGACTTAAAAATTGTCTTGTCAGAGGTTCAACAAGGGCTTATAGATACACCTAATATTGACCTTTTTTCTGTTGATTCAGACAAGCATTTGCTTGAAGGGTTATGTAAGGGATTAATATCTGATTATCACATAAATGATGATGAGATTCGTTATCTTAACTGGTTTCTAACCAGCAATGCAGCACTAAAAAATAATTACCCTGGTAAACATTTATATTCTGTTGTGAAAGATATCCTTAGTGACGGGGTCATCACTAATGAAGAGCGAGACCTGCTTCTTAAAGAGTTAATATCTTTGACTGGTTCCGATATCAGTGAAGGCGTCGTTGATGGTTATTCAACAACTTCGCCAATAGACGTTGTCAGTTATTTAGATTTTGCAGGTAAGAAAGTTTGCTTGACTGGAAAATTTCTTTGTGGGACACGTAGTCAGTGTGAAGCAGATATTGCTAAAGCAGGAGGCATCATTGTTGATAGTGTTACACAAGCCCTTGATGTGCTTGTTATCGGCGCGATGAGTTCCAAAGATTGGAAATTCCAAAGTTTTGGTCGGAAAATTGAAAAGGCCATTGAGTTAAGAGATAGCAAAGGATTTCCATTAACAATTATTAGTGAAGAACAGTGGCAGAGTTTTATACAAGAATAATGTCTAACCATATGAGCGCGAAAATTGACGTTAATCTGCCTGTTTGATTCAATTAGATTGAAAGAAAATAATAGTGTCGGGGTTTTTTATGAGATACTTCTGGATCACCCAAAGTCCTAAATCGCAAATAGAAGAAGTTAATGTCGGTTTATTGCATGCAAGACCAGCAAAAATCCGTAATCGTAATAGAGAGTTACTTAAGGAAATAAAAAAAGGCGATCTGATTTTTCTCTATTCCAGAGGAAAAATAAACTTTGCCAGTCTTGCAGTAGAATCGGCTCAAACGAAGCGTGACGAAAAAGGCGAGATTTGGACAGTAAGAATTAATGCACACAAATTTATAAGGCCAATCGATATATTAAAAAATGATGATTTTCTTCTTGATAGAATGCCTGAGAAGTATTCACCTTTGAATAATTCAGGGGTGGCCCATCAAGGGTACTGCTTTGAACTCAACGAGGTTGTTGCATCATATTTGCTCTCGCGGGCAGGTACTTATTGTAGTAATAAAGGTATCATCGAGTTAGATAAGGGCGTCAAGTATCGGGTTTCGAATCTCAATACGCTACTGCAAGACTTAACTAGATCCAATGTTATTAATGCTATCAACCATTCAAATAATACCGATCCTTCAGATTACAAGTATGAAGATTCAACTGGTTATGACCTGGAGTTTGAAGGTTGCGTATATCCGCCAAAATTGATATTTGGACTAGCCGCTAAGGCAATAATAAACAGACCACTTTTTTCTGATGAATTTACAGGTGGTTTAGATTCGACCTGTTTTAAGCTACTCACTAGCCTGGATTTCAATATTGTCGATAAAGTGCGGATCGAACCAAACGAAGAGCGTGAATTGCTTGAAGCCATTACTAAGGACATTGAAATTATTGAGAGTGATCCAGAGATCAAATTTACTGAAAGGAAACAGCTGATAGATGCAAGGTTGGGTCAGGGTGCGTATAGAAAAAAATTACTCAAACAATATAAACAGTGCCAGTTAACTGGAATTGACCATGATATTTTGTTAAGAGCAAGCCATATCAAGCCGTGGAGCGCGTCAACTAATAAAGAACGATTAGACCCTTTTAATGGCTTGCTCTTATCCGCCAATGTTGATGCCCTGTTCGATAAAGGTCTGATAAGTTTTTATGATGACGGTACGTTAATCCTGTCACCTGCAGTGAATGAAAAAAAATTACTGAAGCTTATTGGAATTGATAGCGCAAGTAAGATTGACCTTGATCCCAATAGCTATCCATACCTTAAGTGGCATCGAAATAAATATTTTCCAGAGTTGTAAGAGGCATTGATTTAGCGAGTAAGGAAGTGAAGGATAAACAGAAACAAAAGCTTGTAGGCATCAGGTAGGCAAAGCGGCATCTAAGTATTTGATTTTATTTGCCGCTTAACGTATTCGGTCTTTTTTTATCTGTTTGATTTTCAGGCAGATTATTTTTGCTTAACCATTCCGTGGGAAAACCGCTACGCCTGAACGTTAACAACCATATCACAGACGCCCAGGGCAGCGTCCAGAGCTTTTTTTGTCGTGATTGAGAATCTGTCAGTGAAAAGAAACCAATAAGTTCTAAAATAATGACTTAGCCGCACCCTCCAGGAATATTTTGGAATCTGGATCAAATAATAATAATTTGCATTTGTCGCTATCTTGAACAGAATAATCTTATGAGCTATTGTGCCTTTCATCCCTTACAGAGCTAACGCCAACACCATGAGCGCCGGAGATAAGCGCCGGAAGGGAGACAAGAAGGCCTGCAGGAAGCAGGTTTTTTTGCTTTTACAGCTCACTAAATCTGCTAAAAAGTTCCAGTAACCTGCCTGTCTCATTCCAGAAATCATCAAATCTGCCGTTTCGTGGCCTTTCGGCCAGCCATCGCTCTCCTGCATGCGCACTATACTGTGGTGATTGACAGGAGGAGCGATGTATCAACGTATCGATGCCAGTCAGTGGCGTGCAGTCTACATTGTGGGCGATCTACATGGCTGTTTACGTGAGTTCGCACAAGCATTGCGTGGCGTACGTTTCGACCCCTGGCAGGATTTAGTGATAAGCGTCGGCGACGTTATCGATCGCGGTGAAGACAGTGCCGGATGTCTGGCGTTAACGGAATGTCGCTGGTTTCGCTGTGTGCTGGGCAACCATGAGGCGATGGCGCTGGATGCCCTGGACGGTGGTGATTACGCCTTATGGTATCTCAATGGCGGAAGCTGGTACACGCGGCTGGCAGGCGCTGCCCGCAAGCGCGCGGAAAACCAACTGATGCGGCTGAAGACGTTTCCGTTAATCATCGAACTGGTGCTGGCGGAACAGCGCATTATTATTGCGCATGCGGATTACCCCGCCGACCACTACGCGTGGCAGCAACCCGTAAAACGCATGCCGGTGCTATGGAATCGCGAGCGGCTAAGCCGGTGTATGAAAGGGGAGGTTCACTCTATTAGCGGGGCGGATGCCTTTTACTTCGGGCATACACCGCTGAATGCCCGTTTCGACTGCGGAAATTTACACTACATTGATACCGGCGCAGTATTCGGCAACAGCCTGACGCTGTTGCGCCTGCAATAATTAGAAGTCACTGTATTCCTGTGCAGGGCTCCAGAAACTGTCGATGAAATCCTCTACCGGATAACAGCCGCCATGACGCAGACGTTGTTCGTCCATCGCGCGCACACATTGTTGTTCAGTATTAAATACATCCACGACGATGTCGTTACACCCGCCGTCCAGATAGCAAACAAACAAAACCAGTGCGAACAT